TGCGCTATCCGCATAAATGGTGTAGGTAACAGGATAACTATCAGCTCTTATCTGAAACCAGCCAAAATTAACCAGATCGTTAACAATAAATCGCTTTGACTTCCATGTGTAATTGAGATCTGCCGCACCTGAATCCCACTTTTTAATTTGCGTACCCGCTTCATCAACATAATAAATAACATCATCTTCGAGATCGGCATAAAGACATTCTGTATATTGCGTTAGCATCACCATGCCAGCTAAAGGCTCGCCTGGATCTAAAATAAACCCGCCTTTGCTCCCGCCAATAGAAGTCGCATCATAAAACCCGTAGTAACGTTGATCGTGAAATACCCCGACAATGCTTGAAGGGTTAAGCGCTTGCCATTCCCTTTTTTTCATCAGCTCTTCAGTTACAACAGGATTTGAGCTTGGAATACTTACCAATCCGTCAGGACTGGCATAAATAACCGATCTCCCTGTTTCAACCACTGATTTTTTAGAAACGCAAGATTGATCAATCTCAACGGTTTCAAGCGTATAACCACTTGGGTGAACACCATGCGCGATATAGGGATGCCCTTTTGTTAAAACCACAACTGCAGAGCTTATTTTGCCTAATGCGACAATTTGATGATCTGTTGATAGTGAATATTCTGGTGGCCATGCATGCGGGTAGTAAGGCTCGCTCATTCTTACCTCATTACCTTTAAACCCTGCTAAAATACCGTTTGGCAATGCTGTTAAACCTTGCATAGTCGCACTTGGCGCATACCAGCTTTCTGATACCATCGGCAAACCAGTATCAATATCTGATATGTTGTCGTTAAATGTTGTATTTGCTACCGGAATATCCGCAACAAAAACATATTCACCGTCTAAGGTCCGATATATTCTTTTGATGGTAATGTTATGATCGCCAGCCCCAGGATTTGCAATAGCTGATAAATTAACTTGCTCAGTCTCGGACGGCTCAAATTGATCGCTAACCGGACTTGGTGGACCTTCTTCACCGTATGCACTGACATAGGTGTAAACATAATAAACTGTTCTTTTCTCTTCAGGAGAAGCCCCTGCTGGTGGTGTCAGGTTGGTTGCTATTACACCGGATAGTTTTGTGCTTGGTGCCGGAATGCCTAATGTATAGCTATTGGTGGGATAAGGTGCAACTGAATCAATATTGCCTGACACGCCCATTTTAGGATCGCCGTCACCGGTCCAATAGACACGCCCAAACTGATCATCAGGAACCGGAGATCTAACAACATCAACATCAACCGCCCATTGAAGCCATTTAGTAGGAGAATATCGAAACATGGTTACTGGTGAAGTGGCCAATAGCACATCATTAGCCGATCCTTTCCAGGATTCTAGTGATCCAGAAAATAAACGACAATTCTCAGCCGTTTGCGACTGGCTTTCTTGCAGTTTGGAAGGATCAATTCGTGGAGCAATCCCGCCAAATACATTTATTTTTATGGCGGTCATACATTATCCTTTACCTGACGATGGGTGCAAAGCTGCATCAATTTGTATTTTCTTGCCTAAACTTTGCAAGAAGGCGTTATAGTGAGCCATTCCTCGATCTGCATTACCCGCTTTTGAATCTTTGATATAAGAGCGATACAACATATAATCCAAGATTGCATTAGCGTAAATATCATCGATCTCTAACACGGTTACATCTGTGTCATAATTTGCAATTGTGACAACCGTTGGCGATTTGGCGTAAATAATATTAATATTTCTGGCCAGTGCAGGATGCGGATAGAGATAAAAGGTTTTTGGATCGCGCAAGTCATATACATACTGTTCCGGATCACCTGTAACGGACTGCCAATCTGGTTCGTGAATATCTAACGTGTCTCTGTCAGTTATTCGTATGCCTTTATTGGTCGTTGCATCAGAAACTACTTCGATCAGCCTTAAACCCTCTGCTGCAAGCGTTTGTTTTGCCGCAACTGCTGTATTGTGCGTACCGTTAACTACTAATGCGTCCGGCCTTTCCAAACAAACCTCTCTTTGCCCTGCATTAAACCAGTCTAATAATTGCGGCTTAGGCCATCTCACACCGGTATCATGTAAAAGTCCATGTGCCTGATCGATTAAATCAACTACTTTTATCGTTGCCATTACGCTATCCTCGGTATTTCAAAGCGCGCGGTATTATGCTCGCTGATTGATTCTGTTTTTGCTATCGACTTTAAACTGAAGTATCTTTGCCTGTAATCCATTGATCCCTGTGGATCTGACCAGGGCTTGTTTTTTTGCATCAATAAATTAAATAAAGCTCCAAAAACAATTGCATCTCTGAAATTCAACTCCACATCATCATCAATATAATTAGAATCAGCCGTTAGGGTTAAATTAACCAGAAAAGTTAGCTCTGTTACCACTGAAACAGACGGATAAACCTCAATCGTTTGTATATTTTTGGCGTAAAATCTTGGCTCATTGTAATTAACAGATGAAGCCTTAATTTTTACCAACTGACTTAACGGTATTTCACGTAAAGGCGTAAGCCCTTTGTGAATAGCTATCACGTTTGAAATTGTGGTGCCTGCTGATAAAACACCGGATAGATCGACAATAGCCGTATCAATTGGAAGAGAATAAGGAACTTCTTTCTTCCATGCGCCAGTTTCAATAAAGAACTCACGCGCGACACGCCTTACCACCGATAATGCAGACGATTTAGGCAGCCCTGGGGCTTCCTGCAAACATCTACTAACCAAACTATCCAGTGTTGCCATAAGGCTTATTCAGCCTCTTCTTCCGTCTCAGCCGGTTTGTTTGCCGCTTGCACCTGCTCCAATGTCGCAGGCATAAAACGCGCGCCATCTAAGGCTAAGGCTTCAGTGAAAGCAAAAAATCTTCCTGATTTCACATCTTTCAGATATTTTGGTTTCTGCTTTAACAGCTCTTCAGCCGATAAGCTTACACCATGAATGCCGGAACTATGACCATTACGGAGATCTTCAATCTCTCGAAGCGCAACTGCTTCACGATCTCTTGCCTCAGCAAGTTCTTTTTGAAGATCTTCGATTGATTGCCCTGTTTCGACAGGCGTATCTTCGCCGTCAAACTTAGCTTTTTTACCAAATGCCATTTCTTGTTACCTCTTAAAAATATAGCCCCAACAAGGTTGAGGCTACGGGTTACTATTTCTTAACAATTGCGTGAACAATGCCTTTGTCATTTATAACTTTATGACCATAAACGTTAAGCCCTCTCACCAATTGACCGAAGTCGTTTGGATTGGGAAGCGTTTCCATCTTGACCATTTGGCTGGCAAAAGTTAAGGCTGACTTATGCCCTGCTGTAACGTGATACACGGTATCGGCTATATCCGTTGCAGATGCGATATTGTTATTTCGGAAAATATTAAGCCTATCAATACTTCCGATTATTCCAGTTCGCAACATGGATTTAGGATCGCCAGATAAACTTGCATCTTTCAGATCGGATTTTTTGATCAAGCCACACACCCATGAAGGAAGCGCAATCCAGCGATCTTCATCAGGTATATCTTGCTCATCAAATACCGTTCCAACATCAACCAGGAAATCGATAACATTAGCTTTGGTTAACTGCAAAGACCCGCCGCCTAATGCACCAAGATTGATGCTTGAGCTAATAGCTCCCGCCGTTGCACCAGCATTTGCCGCATTTGCCCCTGCATAAGTTGTTGCCAAAACATCAGTATCAATTACAACGCGCATTCTATTGGTTGCATCGTCTGACCATTTATCCATCTTGTTAAAATCGCCTTGATATTCTTCAACATCACTACACGTAAATGAAAACGATTTTGCTTTGTTGATATCAAGATTAACTGCTGGACTGGTTGGCTTTTCGTAGGTTAAATTTGCACCGATCACATAATTAGAAATTACAATATCTGGTACAGTTCTGATGATAACTGTGTCACCAGCACCTTTGATTTCACCTTCATAGTCTGTATTGGCGCATTCTGCGAACATGGTAGTTGCGTAGAATTTTGTCACCAATTTCCCCGACCATATTTGGGGAATAAACTTACTTGCGCTTGTGGAGCTTATGTCCGGCCAAGCGCCGTCTCTAGTTGGACCTGCCATTTTGAGTACCTCATAACTCTATGCCAGGCGCTTATTCAGATAATTTTACCGTCTCTTTGCGCCTTAGCTATCTTAATTTCCATAGCACTGGCGTCTCCTTGATATGTCCCGCGTCTCACCGATTGATAAAACTCATCGATTTCTCTTCTCGTAATATAGCCTTCTTGACTACTATCACTTGATACTCGCTTTTCAGGCATATAGGTTCCGCTTTTGTGCTGCATGCCTGGCTTTTGCGTATTGAGGTAGGTTTGGAAGAAATAAATAACTCGATCCACATCAAGCTTTTGATCTGCGCGCCGGATTAAGTCTCTGTAAGTGTCGCCACTTAAATTGTCTTTTGTCTCAAGAAAAAGGTTAAACCCTTCACTGGCATTAACTTCTTCCCAGTTAGGCACCTTGTCCTTTAAGATCTGCATAAACTCAGCTCTTGGACCGCTAACGACCTCTTGTTGAGGCGTTTTAACTTGCTGCAAATTTTTAAGCTCGTTTTTTAGCTGATTAATCGTTTCTTGATCTTCTTTGCGGGATTTTTCAATACCCTTTTCAATCAATTGCGTATAATCATCACCGTAACGCTCTTTATCTTCTTCACTAAAAAGACTCTCTTTAGGAGTGGCGGTTAATACCTTGATCTGATCTTCAAGCTCTGCAACACGATCTTTATAACCGTTAAGCTCTTTGTTCGCCCTTGTGATTTCAGCGTTGTATTTACCCAACACAACATTAAGGCGGTGCTTGTAATATTCCAGATCCTTTTCTTTCTCGCCGGATTCGCTTTTCCTGTCTTTATCAACCTGTTCGTCTGTCGTTTGCTTTTCAGCAGGACTACCAACTTCTTTCAATTCTTTTTCATGATCATCAAGAATTTTTTGATGCTCTTGAACGTGTTTCGCCGTCGCCATTTTCTCTCCGAGACATATCGTTAGTTCGTTTCCCATCTGTCAGCTAAACAAATGAGAGGGTACACTCATGTGATTCGTAGTCTTTATTCTATTTTTGTGGGCGGCGAAGTCAAAAAACTGGATACATCTTGTAGCGCAATCGCTATACCTTGCATTTTCTTGAAATTTTCAGCGTCAGCCGTTCTTAAAGCCAGATCCGCCTCTTTAAGTGCAGAATCTACGATCTCAACTAATAACCTGGTTTCCGGACTGCTCTTGAGTTTGTTGACCGCTTCCAATTGGAGCTTGTTGATTGCTCTTAATTTCATCCGGTATTGGTACTCCTTTGTCATTTGCATCAATT